AAGGTAATCAAGTGTGCTGTCCGGCAAATTCTCGATATGATTGTATAAAAATACATTCTCCGTATATCGGTACAGTAATTGAAGGAGCTGCTCTACTGTATAAAAGATACACTGATTCTTGATCGTGCCGCTGCCAGAGAATAATTCCGACAGCTTTACATCGAACAGCCCTCTGTATCCATGTGAAAGATCCGAATAGTTATCATTCATATTCCAATCCTCCATATGTCACAGTCTTGACTTCCAATACGGCCAACTCGTCAGCTTCTACAATAGCTTGTGTAGGATATGTTATCGTGACTCGATTTGCACCTGCATCGATTACCATCTGAGTAAGCTTTGACGGATTGATGTTGCGTCCGATCTTAGTGGTTTGCCACGTTATATATTCATCAACCGCTGCCTCAACCTGCTCTTTTATAGTCTCCTCATATTTCTGATTGTCGTATGAGATATAATAGGTCAGATCGACGCTAAAATTAACAGCGCTCGGTCCGGTGACTGTGATTCGGTCTGTAAGTTTTTTCCTCACAGGATCATTTAGATAGTTGGTAACTATCTGTATGAGTTCAGCTGACGGCATCCCTGTCTTCGATGTGATCGTGATCGTGAGGTAACAAGGCTCCGGTGATGATACTGATACATCGTTGACCAATGTTGATGCTGACTTTGCGTGGAAGATATACGAGTCTTCTGTTCCGCATGTTGAATACTCACTCGGCGCAAGGAAGATCCTTTCCGCAAACATGTCGTCGTCTTCTTCGTCAGCTCCTCCATCGGATATTGTCGTATTTTCGACCGAATCAATAAACGGAAGGGTATCAACTAATTCATCGATCATTCCTGCTTCGATACCGTTACCGTCCTCTCCGTCGGTCATACATGTACATGCCACATCGGCATATGTATCTCCTGCCGGTATTGTGACATCTCTGTCCGTGGAAAAATAAATATCGTCACTGTCAGCCGCTGCCACCTGAGTGCCCGCAGGAATGACATAGTCGCTTTCCTGTGCCTCAGTGAGCGTAAATCTGACCGTGACCGTGGCAGGCATTGCCGGATTTCTCTCGACTCCGCACCTTGCCCCGATATTATCGAGGAAATCACCCATCGAGTATTTTAGCAGATTCTGCTTGCCCGCATTGTCAATGTACTGCGCCACCTGATAAAAGATATACGATACCGCATCAAGCAGGATTTTCTCTTCATCCGTATCATACAACTTTATATTCTCACCTGTCAGCTCTGCCCAATGCTCTGTATACCAGCTTCTTGCATCTTCCGCAAAATCCTCCAGTTTCTTGTCATCTATAAAAGATATATCAGGATAATTCTCAATCTGTTTAATCATATCGCCCTCCTATATGGCATCCTCGTCCTCTTCCATGTCATCATATTCAGTATCTTCATCTGTCTCCTCATCTGTGGGACTAATCACAATATGCGCACTCACTCCACCGCTTTCATCGTATGAAAAAGATATATCATCAACCTCTACCCTTGGCTCATATTGCTCTATCTTTTCCCTTATCTCTATCTCTAAAAGCTGTGTTGCCACCGGCAGAGGATTCCCGATTATATCAGGATCAATTCCAAAATCTCTGTTGAGCGGATATGTGCCGGCAGTTGTCCCGCATAAAAAGGTTATGCCGGCTATGATATCATTCAGATCGTCTATATCATCATCCGCTTCAACAGTAATATTATTGAGATACATGGGTACACCTCCTTATGCATAGTGCGACAAAGTGAGCGATAATGTGACTTTTGTCAGCTGACCCTGGGAGTATATCTTGTCCCATGCCTGTGACATGGATTCGAGTTTCCATTTTTTTCCGATCTTATGCTTTCCTATATATAGCTCGTCAACCTTGCCACTCTCGCAGAATTTGTTTAGCGTCTTCATGACCTTGTGGGGTGTCTGTCCAAGCATCGCATCGACCACTATTGTCATTGAAAAACTTCTCGTGTTGCTTCCAAGAAATTCCTGTTTCGGATACTTTGCACCTATTACTATATGATCCGTCCAGTTTGCCGAGACTTCCTGACTTACATCTGCAGGTGTCAATATATCCGGATTGCCTCCATCCGTTGTCTTGACGTGAAAGCTTACCCCCGCAAAGCTTCCTATCCCCTGCGGCCTTGCTTTTGGCTTTTTTGTCTTTGCAGGCTTTTTTATATCTTTCTTTACGAGCACATTCCTCATGATGCTCACAGTGCCCTTTTTCTTTTTAGCCATATCTGCTCCTTATGGTGTGTTTGATCTGTTCCAGTAAGTGCCAAGTATAATCCCTCTGCTACTCCCTGTCATGTCTGCCACTACATACTCACCCACCGCAGGCGGTGAAAAAGCCACTCTGGATGCGGAGCTTTCATAAGCTTTTACCAACGGCTGCAGAACCGGAAGCAATACTGTAGTCGCATCTTCCTCATCCTCAAAAATCACCGATACCATACCTGTATCCGGATCCACCTTTGATACTCTGCCTGTTTTGATCATATGCCCTCCTATACCGGTAGCTTGTGGAGCTCCAACTGCATTTCATATCCGGATTCTCCCGACAGTTTATGTGTTACGGTGTCCACAAAGTAGTTGCCGCTTGCCTTGCCAAACCCTGACAGCTTTATAACGGCAGTCGCATATAATCCCGGGATTGCATCTGTAGATATTATCATTGTGGTTCTGGTTTTGTTTGCGCTTCGAAGCAGTGCCTCCGCCTTAAGTTTTGCATCTTTTTTACTGTATGCTGTGACGCTTGCCGTCAATGTCCTGCCTTTCTTCCCCACCTTTGCCTTGTTCTTTTTGTTGCTGTCACTGTCCGTATATGTCACCTTTGCACATGTATATGTCCGCTGGAGTGTGGTATTCCATTCCCAGTCCGTGACCTTTCCGCCTTTTCTCTCTACAGTCATGATAGGTGACTTTTTTTCATATTTTTCCTCATCATATATGACTATCTTGTTATTGTAGATTTTTAGCCCGAGACCATATTCTTCACATAACGATGATAAAAAAGACGAATCAGCCTCTTTACTCTGTTCAACCTCTTTTATCTTGATCTTTCCCGCTTCATAATGCAGCTTTACGCCTGCCCTTTTTGCTATCTTTGAAGCTATTGATTTTATTGTAGCTCCTTTATATGTCTTGGTTCGCTCACGGTCTTTGAATTCTGACTTGACCGGAGCAGATACGGCTTTTATCGTGAATGTCGATGGTGGGTATGCTCCTGTCAGATCATCCGTGACAAACTTACCGCAACGCATTATTTTTTTGTCATCTGCCCTGTTCCAATTCTTTGTGATTATCCCGGCTGCTATCTTCATCCCCTTCAATGGCTTCCATGCTTTGAGAAATCTCATGTCCGTATTGTTGAGCGTCATGCTTACCTCATCGCTCCCACCTGTAGCCACGTCCGTAAATGTGAACTCTTCCAGATACGGAGCTATGTCTTTTGACGCACCCTTGCCGTTGAATGTAAGCGCAACCGCCGCTCTTCGTCCGTTTTCCATATCACTGCCTCCAGTCCGGCACTCCATCGTTATCTTCTGACGGTAGATCAGGGATATATAAAAGCTCTCCTGCTTTAAACAGCACCGTTGCCAGATGCCTGGGATTATTTTTCATGAGATAATCAGCGTGTATCTCGCTTCCGTACACTTCCTTCGCAATCTGATCCCACGTGTCGCCTGATATTGTTTCGTATAACATCTGACCACCCCCTTAAAGGCCTCTCCTGTTGCTTTCTTTGCACATCTGCTTATACATCTTTTTAAATCCGTCCAATGTAAGCCCTGCTATCTTTTCAGCCTTCTCTTTGCTTCCACCGTTTACCGTAAGATTTAACACCGGGGCAAATGTCTGACCGCCTGGACTTATCCCGAGCATTTGACCGGTCTTTGCATAAAGATTATAAGCATCTTTTGTCTTTTTGATGGGTATGACGCTCTCTGTCCCTGCCTCACCTACTATCCCGATATGCGCTTTGGAAAAAATCCCGCCTTTTGCGTGCTTTACCGGTGCCGACGTTGGCGCGGGATTTGGTGTTGTCCCGGACACTGTCCCCTGTATTGTCGCAGGTATAGTGATCGTCTGACCTATTACTCTTGATCGGAATCCGTCTATAAACTGACCTCCTGCCAACTGTCCGCTCTGTCCGGCAGTCTGTGCCACACCGTTTAACATGTTCTGCTCAGCTTCCGATACCGTGGTGTCGCTCCCGATATGCTCACTGATCGCCTGTGTGACGGCTTCACCGCCTGCCTTTCCCTGTTCGGCAAGTGCTTCTGTGTCTACCGTCTGACTCTGCTGATACTCCACCGCTGCCTCTTGTGACCTTTTCAAATCATCCAGATATGCGCCGTTGACCCTTTCCTGTACAATCTCAGCTATTTCACTTCCATTCTTTACATTGTCAGGGTTGCCCATGAATGCCTCTTTGAGGTTTTTGCCAATCTCTTCTAATGCGGTAAAATATGTATCACTCATTCTGGTCATGGCACCATTTTCATCAAAAGGATTGAATGCGCTTGCAAAGCTATCATCCCTCGCCGACATACGGTCTATCGACCTTATTTGTAATCCATAGGAGGATTCACTTACTCCCGGACCCGCCAACATTTTTGTGGTAAGCTCATTTATGGCATCCCTTTCAGCCTGAGACAGGTTTCCCGATGCTAATTTTTCCCCATATGTGTCCATCAGCGTGTTGTATTGAAATTTTGCCGCCCTGTCAGATGCCTCTCGTTTCTTTTCCTGTGCCTGACTGGTCACGGCTTTCTTTTGTTCGGCAGCCTCCTCTTCACTTATGTATCCCTTCGCCCGGTCTGCTTTTGTAAGCGTGCCTTTTTTCGTCCTTGCGTTTATGGATGCATATTGTGATCTCGCTCCCTCATCAATACCCTCATTTGTCTTTTCAAGGTTCTCATTTATTTGTGTCTGGAGTGCTTCATAGTTCCCGGCAGTCAGGTCTTTCCCTGACCACTCTGCCCCCAGAAGATCCCAGTCAGCCTGTGCGTTCGCCTGGGTCACTTTCTCATTTATCTCTGCTATGGCGTCCAATACCTGATTGATCGCCTTTTTTGTGTCGGGCTTGAAACCGTTATCCACAGCATCCTGCAATAATTTGTTCAGCCTCTTTGACAGTGTTTGTGTCTCTCCCTGAAGCCCTGCATAAAAAGCGTCAGACTCACTTATCATACCCTTGGCATCTGCTGAATTTCCGAACAATAGCTTTGTTGATACAGATACCTCATACCCTTTCTGGTCAATGAGTTCCTGCGTGGTCTGTACATAATTTTTTACATCGTTTGCATACTGCTCTCTATCATCCTTGCTTATCTTTAAGCCTGCATTTACTTTCCAGTCGACTTTTTTTATCGATCTTGCCGTTTCTTCAATTGATTTGCTTAATTTTTCGGAATCCGACAATGTGTTAAACAATTCGTCTATTTGTGCGAGTCCGTTACTTCCTACTATCTGCCTTGCAGCATCGTCCAACTCATCCATGGAGAGAACTATGTCACCGAACGCATCATCTAATGATGCATTCTTTGCTTCTCTTGCTGCCGTGGCTGTAGCTGCCGCTATAGCTCCTATCGCTGCCGCAGCTCCTCCTATTGCAGCTATTGCAGGGTTAAGCGTAGTAAATGTAGCAATGGCTTTTGTCACACCTGTGATGCCCTCTGCCACTTTAAAAGAAATTATTGCCGCACCTATCCCTCCGATAGCTCCTGATATGACTTCCGGATTTTCAAGCAGCCATTCTCCCACATCCATAAAAGGACTTATGAACTCACCAAGGGCATCCCCAACATCTAAGACAGTATCTCGAATCACCGGGAAATACTCGACAAAAGCGTCTGACAATTCTCCTACTGTTTGTGTCCCCCACTGAACCGCTTCCCTCAATGGTTCTTCAAGTTCCTGGTATATTGTGACTCCGGCACCCTCTAATGCAGATTTAAACAGTGTGACATCGCCCTGGAGATTATCAAGTCTTGTGTCTGACATCTTCTTGGCGGCACCGGCAGCATTATTTATTTCATCCGTTAGCTTTTCATAATCCTTACTCCCGGCATTTACGATGGCAAGCAATCCTGACATACCTGTCTTTCCTGCTATCGCTTCGGCATTTGCCGCTTTTTCTTTGTCAGACATCTTAGCAAAGGCAATACGCAAGTTGTCAACAGTCTCGCTCCATGGCTTCATCGTGCCATCTGCATTTGATGTGGCTATCTCGTATTTGCCGATTTCCTCCCCTGCCTCTGCAAAAGCCTTTCCTTGTAATGTTATTCCTCCGGCGGTCTCTGTCATTATCCTCCTTAGAGCCGTACCGCCCTGACTTGCTTTTATTCCGGCATTTGCCATGAGTCCGATAGATGTAGCCACATCCTCCGCAGTATACCCGAATGCTCCCGCCGTGGCACCTACATACTTAAATGTCTCTCCCATCATTGAGACGTTTGTATTTGATGATGACGAAGCCTTCGCCAGTACATCTGCAAAATGCGCAGACTCACTGGCGGACATTCCGAAAGCCGTAAGCGCATCTGTCACTATGTCTGACGTGGTAGCGAGATCTTCGCCGGAAGCTGCCGCAAGGTTCATGATGCCGTCTATACCATTTAGCATATCCTCTGTCTTCCAACCTGCCATAGCCATATATTCCATGGCCTGTCCTGCTTCGCTTGCCGTAAAGGATGTGGTGCTCCCCATCTTTAACGCCTTGTCGGAAAGCCTGTCGAACTCCTGACCAGTGGCTCCTGATATGGCTTGCACCGTAGACATCTGGGATTCAAAGTCAGATCCGACTTTTATCGCCCCGCCTAATCCCACGGCTATGCCTGCGGTGGCATATTTTGCAGCCTTTCCAACCGCCTTAAATACTTTGTCACCCACCTGGTTTATGGAACGGAGTTGTTTATTGACATCTGTCACGGAGTTTTTGAACGATTTTCCCATTGCGGCACTTTCCCGCGCCGCTTCTCTGGATATCGCCCGAAGCTCCGATTTTGTGAGATTGACAGACTTAGGCAGAGATTTTTCTATTTTACCGGCGATTTTTATCGCTAATTCATAATCTTTCCTACTTGCCATATTCTTTCTCCATTTCATTAATGTCGGTGACCATTTCAAGAATCTCCTGTATAGGCAGATCATTAAGATAGCCTAACCCCGTATGCAGCCTCATACTTAATCCAAGTATCAGCCGTCTTATACTTACGATATCTTCCGGGGAGTCGATACCGTTCTCATTAAAAAAGATGATAGTCTGCCTACCAGTAATATATAATCTATAGAATGCAATTCATTTATTATATCCATCGTTATGCCTGTAGTACTTTGGAAAAGGCAAAGTAAAAATTCTGTTGACCACATGTATTCCGTAGGCGTGCCCGTATTTGTCACCGGCACCATGCCAAGTCTCCTCATTAGTCTCTTGGCGCTCTCCAAATCTCTGCCTCTCAGGTCTGCCATCTTTGACAGGTCAAGCCTGTCTAT